ATCCCGGATATGACCTATGCCCAGTGGGAGAGCTGGAAAAAGTCAGAAAACCGTTATGTTTGGGATACCTACCAGAAAAAAGGAAAGAACTTTTCATCTGACCAAAAGCAGTTTGTGGAATACAAGAATGTTCTCGGGAAAAACGTGCCAGAAACCTTTTTTGAATTTCAGGATTTGAAGTATAATGAGCCTGAGCGCTGGAAACGGCTTAAATCCGTCAAGCGGCAGACAACATTTGTTGAGAGCGCCCCATGCGTTACCACACCGAAAAAATTCTCGGGCTATTTCTTAAAACCAGGCGCAAAACATGCGCGGGAGTTTTTTGATGTGGGGTATACGCAGGACGACCCACTTCAGCTGCGGTATGATATGGCGCGGCAGTTTGATCTGAGTAAAGCGGTGAATTTCTCAACGGACGATGATGGGAAAGAGCGATTCAGAATCTATATGGACTTGGGATCTGCCACAAAAAAACGGTTCAGAACAGCCTGGATAAAGGATACGCCAGATAGTAAACCGCGCATTGTTACCGCATTCCGGGAGGATAAAAACGATGATTCATGAATATGACAAGGTCCGCATTGTTCGGACTGGCGTCATTGGAGAAGTGATCGACATCTCCGATGTGGACGGGAATAAACGCTATATTGTGGAAAGCGATGAAAAGGGAATTCCCGGCGGCTGGTGGGAAGACCCCGACGCATGGAGCCTTTTCACCTGTACCGAGGAAGAACTGGAAAGGATCGATTGACATGGCAAAAGACGACTACCACGTAATTGCTTATCAGATACTGGCATATCTCTACCAATGCCTGAAAGCCGGGAAAGACGTTGACCCGCGTATGCTGAGCGTTGACAGCGATTATTTCAAGGTAAACGGGCAGAACATCAACGAACGGTACTGGGCGTATATCATCCACAATCTGCAAAGATACGGTATGATCGAAGGCGCTGTGTTTGCGGATATTGACAGTCTGAGATATCCGTATCCGGTGAATTGGGATAATTGCATGATTACGCCCACCGGGATAGAATATCTGACCGATAACTCATTTTTGGCAAAGGCGAAGGGCTTTTTGAAGGAAGCAAAGGCCATTGCCCCGTTTGTTTGAGGCTGGATATTATGCAGATTGAAATAATGGACAACAGCAGCTTCGCAAAAGACGAACTGCAATCTGCTGTCTTGCGTGCGCTGGAGAAGTGTGGGATGACGGCGGAGGGAAATGCAAAGTTGCTGTGTCCAGTGGATACTGGCAACCTGCGCAACAGCATTACGCATCTAGTTCAGCCAGAAGAACCAGCAGTTTACATCGGGACTAACAGCGAATATGCGGCCTATGTGGAGCTGGGCACGGGCAGGCACTACCCCGGCGGACGCCAAACGCCCTGGGTCTACCAGGATGCTAAGGGCCAGTGGCACCTGACCCATGGCCAGCGGGCGCAGCCGTATTTGAAACCGGCAGTGGCAGACCACGCCAATACCTACAAAAACATCATTGAGGATGAGTTGAATAACAAATAAATCGCGGCCATTGAAAGGCCGAAAAGGAGAACAGATACAATGGCATTGACGAAAGCCCAGATCATGGAGATACTTTCCGCCGCCGGGGTAGACGGCGAACACATGGGCAGCGCCGTTGAAAAGATTATCAACGGCTACACTGCATCCGTGAACGCGCTACGGGAGGAAGCCGACGCCTACAAGGCCGAAGCCTCCAAACTGCCAGACATCCAGAAACAATTGGAGCAGGCGCAGGCGGAAGTGGAGACGTTCAGGAAAGATTCCTGGAAAGTAAAATACGAAGCAGTCAAAGAAGATTTTGAGAATTTCAAAATGGAGCAGGCGAAAAAGGAGACCCGCGCCGCAAAAGAAATGGCGTACCGAAATCTGCTGAAAGCGGCCGGCATTGCGGAGAAGCGAATTGACGCTGTTTTACGCGTGTCAGATGTGGACGGCGTGGAATTGGACGGGAAGGGCGGAATCAAGGATGCCGAAAAACTGTCCAAAAGTGTCAGGGAAGAGTGGTCGGACTTCATTGTTTCCACAGAAACCAGAGGCGCGGAAACCGCTAATCCTCCCGCGGACAATGGCGGTACAACGATGACAAAAGATGAGATTTTCAAAATCAAGGACGCCGGGGAACGGCAAAAAGCGATTGCAGAAAACATCGAATTATTTCAGAAAGGATGAATCAAATGGCAGCAAAAGAAAACCTGACCTTGAATGCTGACGTACAAGTAACAGCACGCGAGATCGACTTTGTGACCCGTTTTGCCCGGAACTGGGACCACTTGCGAGAGATCCTTGGCATCACGCGGCCCGTCAAGAAACAGCCCGGCGCGGTGCTGAAAAGCAAGACAGCCACTGTGACGCTGGAAAGCGGAGATGTAGCCGAGGGTGAGGAAGTGCCCTATAGCCAGGCGGAGGTCGTAGAAACTCCTTATGAGGAAATGTCCATCAAGAAGTATGTCAAGGCAGTTTCTATTGAGGCGATCAATGAGCACGGCTATGACGCCGCGGTCGCTTTGACGGATGAAGCATTCCTGGTCGAACTTCAGAACAAGGTCACGGATCCCTTCTTTCAGTACATCAACACCGGCACCTTGACGGGCAGCTATGGCACCTTCCAAATGTCACTGGCTATGGCGAAGGGCCTGGTCATCAACGAGTTCAAAAAGATGCACCGCACCGCGACTGATGTGGTTGCTTTCGTCAACGTGCTTGATCTGTATGAATACATCGGCGGGGCACAAATCACCGTACAGAATCAGAACGGATTCCAGTATCTCAAGGACTTCATGGGTTACAGCACTGTATTCCTGATGAGCGAAGCGGAGGTCAAGCGCGGTCGCGTCATTGCCACGCCGGTGGAGAATTTGGTGCTGTATTATCTGGATCCCTCCAACAGTGATTTTACCCGCGCCGGTCTCCAGTTCACCACGGACGGCGATACGAACCTGATCGGTTTCCATGTTCAGGGCAACTACAGCACTGTTGTATCTGAGTCTCTTGCCATTATGGGTATGGTCCTGTTCGCGGAGTACAAGAACGCGATTGCTGTTGTAGATGTTCAAAGCAGCGAAATGGGAAACGCCTAACCGGGCTGTCCGATGAGCCTGCTTCTGTTGACCTGTCCGGCATGACGAAGGCGGAGCTTCTTGACTACGCCGCGTCTGCCGGGGTCAGCGGGGTGGACAGTTCGATGAAAAAGGCCGAAATTTTAACGGTGATCGAAGGTGCGCAATGATGCTGGAACAAGTTTTGTTCTATTTGAACAATTGGTTCATCATGCCTGACGGCATACATCACGGCACGTTTGCCATAGAGGGCGGCGGCATTACGCTGCCGTTTCTACAGGATGGGCAGTATTTCCGGATCTGCGGCAGTATTTTCAGCGACGGCCTGCACTGCTACGGCCCGGCCATGGAGACATTGCGGGACGAGGTTTTTACGGGGATCATATGGGCGCTGGCAGTGCCGCGGGTTGTCATTGACCTGTCGGAGGAAATTGCAGCATGGCAGGAAAAGAACGGCGATATTGCGGCAAGCCCATACCTGTCCGAAAGTTTTAGCGGCTACAGCTACAGCAAGGCAAGCGGTGCGGACAGCTCCGGCGGCTGGCAGAACGTTTTTGCCGCCCGCCTGGGCCAGTGGCGCAAGCTACGGGAATACAGAGCGATGCAGGGAGGAAGTGCGCGATGAGCCTGATAGATAATTCCAAAGAAAAATGTGTCCTGCTGCATAAAAAGACAGTATCGGATGGCGAAGGAGGCTTTGTCACAGAGTGGGCGGACGGCGCGGGATTCATGGCAGCCATTACATTCAACCGTTCGTTGGAGGCACGCCGCGCCGAAAAAGAAGAGGTAACGAGCCTGTACGCCATAACCACAGACCGGGATTTCCTGCTTCATTTCCACGACGTATTCCGTTGCGAACGGACGGGGAAAATTTTCCGCGTGACCTCCGACAGCGGCAATGTGCGGACGCCGCCTATGGCGACATTCCAGTTCAGTCAGGCGGCCGCAGAGGAATGGAAGCTGACGGAATGACCAAAGCCGCCGCCCTTCATCAATTTTTCTCCGGTTTTGGCATGGATGCTTATACCGATTCCAGCGTCCCGGATGATGCTGTGTTTCCGTATCTGACCTATGAACTGATTACCAGCGCGTGGGAGGTTGGGGAAGTGGGGCTGACCGTCAATCTGTGGTTCTACACAGAATCGGAAGCTATTCCAAACGCCAAAGCGGAAGAGTTGTCGAAAGCTGTCGGCTTTGGCGGTAAGATTCTTCCGTGCGACGGCGGTTATATCTGGCTCAAACGCGGTTTGCCGTGGTGCCGGAGCCTTCGCGATAAAACCAGTCCGACAATCAAGCGGCGGTATATCAATATTACCGCTGAATACCTGACGCTAAATTAAGAAAGGGGTGCAATATGGGCGCTTTTACAAGAATCCCGGCAGATACATTTGGGCAGATTCAAACCGACGCCGGAATTCTTCTCTATCATTTTGACATCAACAATCCTGGCAATGTGAAAGACGAAGACATTATATGCCCCACAACCGGCGGCATTACAGCCAGATGCGCGGCCTCCTATTCCGACATGGGTGAAGATGTGGACAACTGCCCCGCGAACCTGTTGGAACTGAAGCATTTGGACACCTGGGACTGCGGACTGGAATTTACCAGTCTGGGTACGTCGCCAAAATCGATCCGTCTTGCACTGGGCGCTGCGGACATTGACAGCAATGACCCCACCCACATTATTCCGCGCAGAAATCTAAAGGTCTCCGATGCGCAGGATATTTGGTGGGTTGGCGACCGCGCCGACGGGGGATTGGTTGCGGTCGTACTCAGGAAGGCCCTGTCTACCGACGGATTTTCTCTAAAAACATCTAAAAACGGGAAAGGGAATACCTCTGTGAATTTGACCGGGCATGTCACTGTGGATACGCAGGACCAGGTCCCGATGGAGTTCTACAGCACCGGCCCGGCTGGCTCCGGAGAAACCGGAAGGGAGGATATTACAGGATGAGACTCTCTGAATTTAAAGACGAAAAGGGCGTTGAGGTAGTGGCGAAGCTGCTGGTGCCGATCTCCCATATTGCCACTAACAAACAGAATGCCGAGGCGAAAAGCAAAAACCTGCTGACGTTTGCTGCTACTATGTTTCAGAACAACAGCAGAGATGTGATGGAAATGCTGGCAATTTTGGATGACAAGGAACCAGCAGATTACCACTGCACTGCCGCTACGGTACTGATGGATGTTTTCAATATGCTTTCCGACCCGGAACTGTTGTCGCTTTTTGGCTTGCAGAGGCAGACGCCGGCCTCGTCTGGCTCTGCATCGGAGACTACCGGGGCCCCAAAAGCGTAACGGCGTTTTTATGCTACTGCAAAGCGCGTATGTCATATATGCAGGAAGAAAAGGCGTATAAGGCATACATAACAGATTTCCTGAATGGCATGGTTGACAATAAACTGCCTAGATATATGGACATCATCTGTCCAGCGCCACAAGAAACCCGCACGGCAGAAGAAATCATCGGCCACATAAGGAAGAAATTGGAGGAGGTGGGGTAATACGGATCTGTTCGACCTTTTTGCAAAAATCTCTCTGGATACCAGCGAATACGACAGCGGATTGGATAGCGCTTCAAAGAAATTTCAGGACATAGGCAAGACGATATCGGATGCGGGCAGCACGCTCACAAAAGCTGTTACCCTGCCTGTCGCCGGGCTGGGTACTGCCATTATCAAGACTGGAGCGGACTACGAGGCTGGTATGAGCAAAGTCCAGGCCATTTCCGGCGCAACCGCCAGCGACATGGAGAAACTGGAAGATGAGGCAATGCGTATGGCTGCACAGACCAAATTTTCCACCGCCGAATCTGCTGAAGCATACCAGTATATGGCGATGGCTGGCTGGGATGCGAGCCAGATGGCGGACGGCCTGTCCGGTATTATGCTGCTGGCCTCAGCTTCCGGCGAAGATCTGGCGTCCACCTCTGATATCGTGACCGACGCATTAACCGCGTTTGGTTTGCAGGCAAAGGACTCCGGGCATTTTGCGGATGTGTTGGCAGCCGCGTCCAACAGTGCTAACACCAACGTCTCTATGCTGGGGGAATCGTTTAAGTATGTCGCGCCTGTTGCCGGGGCGATGGGATACTCCGCAGAGGATACATCCATCGCGCTGGGGCTGATGGCAAACAGCGGCATCAAAGCCAGCCAGGCGGGTACAGCTCTGCGAACTACCCTTACCAATATGACTAAACCAACTGCGGATATGGAAGAAGCGATGTATCTGCTTGGCGTGTCGCTTGACGATGAAGAGGGGAATATGTATTCCCTGATGGAAGTGATGGAACAGCTTCGGGCTGGTTTTGCTGGCGGAACGATTAGTTTAGAAGATTACAATTTTCATGCGGAACAGTATGGAAAGCTCCTGGAAAGCGGCGCTATGGATGCTGATGAATACGCTTTGGCTATGGAAGCGCTTGATATAGCCTTAAATGGCACCACTGCGGCACAGCAGGCAGAATTGGCCGCTATGCTTGCAGGAAAAGAGGGGATGTCTGGACTTTTGGCGATTGTTAACGCTGCGCCGGAAGATTTTGACAAGCTGACCGAATCAATCTACGGTTCTAAAGGAACTACAGAGAAAATGGCGGATATTATGAATGATAACGCCGCTGGGGCGATGGCTATGCTCAGCTCTGCCATCAATGTTCTGCTGACTAACCTGAGCAAGTTTCTCATTCCTGCTTTTACGGAAATCGTCCGCAAAGTGACAGAAGTAGTCAACTGGTTCAACAGCCTGGATGCAGGAACACAGAAGCTTATCCTGACTATCGCAGGTGTTGCGGCAGCGGCAGGCCCAGTGCTGACTGTGATCGGCAAAATTGTTACCACTGTCGGGACAATCGGATCTGCAATCGGCGGACTTATAGGGACGGTGCAGAACGTTGGCTCCGCTGTCAGCGGACTGTTCGCTGTGCTTGCGGCAAACCCAATCGCTGCCGTTATCGCCGCTGTCGCCGCCCTGGTGGCGGGACTGGTTGTTCTTTGGAATACCAACGAGGGCTTCCGAGATGCGGTTGGTGCGATTTGGGAAGCAATCACCGGATTTTTTACGGGCGCAGTCGATACCATCAAAGCGGCATGGGGAGAAATGGCGAAATTTTTCTCTAGCATTTGGGAATCCATTCAAAGCGCGTTTGAAGGCGTGGTGGAGTTTTTTGGCGGTATTTTCGCGGCAGCCGCGGAATTGGTGCAAGCGGCGTGGTCCGCCGTTGTGGATTTCTTCTCCGGTGTGTGGGAAAGCATTCAGGGCGTTTTTTCCATAGCGGCAGAAGTCCTGGGCGGATTTTTTTCCGCAGCATGGGAGACCGTCAGAGGCGTATGGGAAGCCGCGACAGGATTTTTCTCGGGAATTGCCGACGGAATCCACTCTGTTTTTGAGACGGTCACACAGTTCCTGGGTGAAGCGTTTCAGGCTGCCTGGGATGCGGTGCAGTCCGCTTGGAGTGCAGCGGTAGATTTTTTCAACGGTATTTGGGAGGCGATCAAGAACGCTGCCGGTACTGCCGCCGAATTTGTCGGGAATGCTTTGAAAAAGGCATGGGACGCCATACAGAAAGTGTGGAGCGGTGCAATAGAGTTTTTCAGCGGTATTGCTGGAAAGATCGTCGGCGCGTTCAGCGGCATCGGCGGAAAATTCCTGGAAATTGGCAGCAATATTGTCAACGGCCTCAAAAACGGTGTGTCCGGCGCCTGGACTAACTTTACAAGTTTTATCTCCAACAAAGTCGGCGGCATTGTCAGCGCGGTTAAGAAGATGCTGGGGATCCATTCCCCGTCTACTGTCTTTGCTGGTATCGGCGAAAATATGGCCCTGGGCTTGTCGGAAGGCTGGGCGGATCAGTACAACAGCGTTAAAAGCCAGATTGAACGGGGAATGGATTTCGGTGCGGCGAATATTAGCCAGGCGTATTCCGGCACATCCAACCAGCGGCCAGCCAGCGTACACACCACCGGAAACGACTTTTTGGAAACAGCGCAGCCAATAAAGATTGTCCTGCAAGCCGTCTTAAACGAAAAAGTGATTGGTGAAGCGTCGTATCAGTACATGATAAACCGGCAGCGCGCTTACGGGGGGCAGTGGTAATGGAAGTTACATTGAATATTAACGGGTTAGACGTGCATAGAAAACTGTCCGCTTACAAGATGACAAAAGATATTTCCTACCGCAAAGTCATTACGACACTGGACGAAATAGAGCACCCCTATCCTGGCGCGCAAAAATCCGTGATAGCATTCTCCCTGTTCCCGTTGACGGACGCGGAGAGTACGGAGTTATATACGGCGCTCTGCGATTTAATCTTTCCTGCGGTTTACACAAACCCGTATACCGGCATGGACGAATCCAGACGTGTACGGGTCATCAGCAGCATCGAAGCGGCATTTGCGCTGCTGTCTGTCGACGGCAAACGGCGGTACAAAGGCGGGCAGATACAACTGAGGGAATTGTGATGCACAAGACCAGCGATGCGTACAAAAAACTTCTGGAAAATCCGCTCACCGAAAAGGAAATACGGCTTGATATTGCCGGCACAGCTTATGGCATGGACAAAATTGTCTCCGTCACCACCTCCGGCGGGATTTTTTCCAAGCCGGATATTGGATGTTGTTCCGCAAGACAGATCGACCTGGTGATTTACCCGGTTGGCGCCATTCCCCGACAGGCAAAAATAGAGCCTTTTGTGCGGCTGAGGCTTGGCGGGCAAACATCCGAATGGATCCCGAAAGGCGTGTTTTTTATCTCCACGCGGCAGACGGACCGGCGGACTGGTACGCTGGCGATTCATGGGTTCGACGCGATGCTGAAATCCGGCGCGGTCTGGCTGACGGCGGATTATCCACTGGGCTATCTGCCCAAAACGCAGTGGGAAGCGGCGGAGGATATTGCGGCCCGTATGGGGGTGCAGATTGACAGCCGCACAGTCCTGTCGGACGAATTTCCCGTAGCCTATCCGGAGGCGGGAAATGAAGATTTGACCATGATGGAAATCCTGCAATTTATAGCCGTTTCCAATGCTGGAAACTGGGTAATGAGCGACGAGGGGAATCTGCTGCTTCTAAGATATGGCGATATTGGACAGGAAAGCAGTTATCTGGTTACGGAACACGGGGAAGCGATTACTTTCGGAGGAGTAAGGATACTTGTTGGATAAGGTATATCTGGGGCAGAACGTATCCGAACTGAACTTTGGGCAGCAGCCGGCAAATATCACGCGCGTCACGCTCCAGACGGGCAGCGGACAAACCTATACCGCCGGGGATGATACCGGCAGGGTGATTGAGAAGGAGTGCCGGTTTGCTTCACAGGCAATGGCAGAAAGCGTTCTGAATCTGTTAAAAAATGCAGAATACCAGCCTTACAGCGTGACCGGTGCGCTGTTGGACCCGGCGGCGGAGATTGGAGACAGCATAATCGTAGGCGGCGTGTACTCTGTGCTTGCGCAAAGCAGCATCGAATTTGACCGCATGTGCGCCGCAGATATTTCTGCGCCAACGTCTGATGATCTGAATGATGAATACCCGTATGAATCGCCTGAGAAGCGGAAACTGGACCGGGTGTGCAATAAGGTCGGCGAGATGGAGAGCGCGGTTGAGGAAATTAAGGCCGCTATGGACAATTTCGACGCCGGGCAGTACGTTATCAGCTTCAATGGCCGTACCGGCGAAGTGGTTCCGCAGGTCGGCGATTACACGGACGAAATCAACGAAGCGATTCGCAAGGCCATTTATGAGAGCTGGGAGGCGGCATATTGAGAAGCTATCAGGAAACCCATTTTGACGAAATCGCAGACGCGATCCGTTACGTGGACGGCACCACGCCGCCTATTGTTGCTCTGGACTTTGCGGACCGAATACGTGCTTTAAAATCGCTAACAGGCGGTGGCAGTCTGAACGAGAACTGTCATTTAAGCGACAACATTCCGGACGGCTGCGGCGGCGTTCACGGACTGTTGCATCTGGATTTTACGCTTGTCAACTGTGTGACCGAACGGCTGCGGGACCCGAAAACAGCCGGAAACCATGTATGTCTCTGCGACGATAATTGGGCGTATGGCCCACCAGCCTGCGACAATCTTCACGGACTGCTGCACCTGGACTTTTCGCTTGTAGACTGTAGTATGCTGTATTCAGTTTTATGGGGGTACAACAATGCAGGTAACTAAATCATACGCGGGAACGGTTACGCTGGAAAGTTCAACGGAAGCAAGAGAGATCAGTTACGGCGTTACGAATACCGTTTGGGTTTATCCGTCAAAAGTGGACGTGGTAAACAATATAATCGCTGATTTCCTGCGGAACGTGTGCGGGGTTGACGCGGCATATGAGGCGAGAAATGGCAGCAACAGCAGGTTTTTATGGATTTATAACGTACCTTTCCTTTTTAATGTATCCGGCGCAAATGCCTACGCGTCGTTTTACGGACCCCTCTATGGTGGAGCGTTAAATTCTGGGGCCGAAAAAAGTCCCACGTATGGCAGCGGCCTCAGTACGCTGTTCAATGGAAAGACAGGCGAGTATTCTTTTGGCATTGTATTTGCCGGAAACCCAAACAACGGATTTTCGCTCCGTTTCAAAACGTATGGTTCCTCCTACATCAGTCAGTATTTTGTGATCCGCTTTATGAAGTGCGTCAACCTGATTAACGGACTGCCCTCCGTAGTTTGGAGCGCCATAAACGTCTATTCATCCGGCAATATTACCACGACCAAAGACCTGCTTGGCGGTATGTACGGCATAGACGTAAACGCGGACGGCACGATAAAAGAGGATAGTTTTTACCGCACGACTTTGGAGTACGACCCGCTGCTCCACACCAACGCAATTCATAAAACGGCGAATGCCGGTGCGCTGCCCCTGGTGCCGCTCTGCATTGGTCCGTACCGGGCGAACGGGATATATCTGCGGCCCAC